TATATTCTTTCACGAGTGTTGTTAGGGTTTGTAGTAGTATCTACTTGTATAGTTTTAGCAGCAGTAAAATTATGAAATCTAAGAACAGCTTGTCTGTCTGGTTGCGTAGCTCTTGTTACGGGTCCATTATTAAAGGCAAGAGTGTACGTAGAACCTGCTGTTGCTAAATCTATAGATAAAAAACCAGATATTGCTTCGTCAAAAATATTACCAAAGTTGTTATTTGTTGTGGTACCCCATGAGTTGGACTGTTCACCATCACCAATTAATTCTATTCCTAATCTATCCGAAAATGTCGATGCCATTATGCTACCTCTCGATCGTCAATTATTCCTGCGCCTGTTGTTGATATCGGAGTGCTCGATATTACACCGCCACCGGTTATAGGAACTACTGTACTTTGTATTGTTCCTGCGCCTGTTTCTGATACTTCAGACCAAGACGCTCCTCCAGATCCAGTCGTGCTTATTGCCGTTCCAGATATCGTAGCTGTAGTTGTATCATTTACGTCACTAAATGTAAACGCAAAAAGACCATCGGTAACGCTGGTTATCAGATTACCTGTGGCATTCACAGCATAACCTAAATTAACATTATTTACTGATAAATTAGCTTGTTGACCTGTTACATTAGCTATCCATCTTGGTATTACAGAGTTGACACTAGATGTCATAGAGAGACCAGATACAGCTGCTACAGGACTTAAATTAATTTGCGTCCCAGTTATACTGATAGTATTTCCCATACCTGCGCCGTGAACAGTACAGAAATAACTTATATTCCTAACCTCATTTACAGGGGCAATGTACTCGACTCTAGCTCCCGCTTGTCCAGGCGTACCTACAACAGTTACATTTGTATTATCAAGTGTTCCGTTTGCAGCAATTCTAAGTGGATGATTTGCATTTGTACCGTCACTTTGATCAAAAATATATTTAGTACCAGTTACAAGAGATAAAGCAGGTTTTTGCACGCCATCAATTACAAAAACATTATTGTAACTACCATCTTGTACAACAGTAACAGCAAATGTTTTTTCACCATTATCTTTTAATACAGCAGTATTTAAATTAAAACCTGTTACGCCTGGTCCTGTTGCAACTTGTCCTACAGCTGATGTTATAACTTGACCAGTTATGGTTGGATCTGCATTTAAAAATATATTGGCTTGACTAAAGTTTAAAGCTACAGGTATTGCAAAACCTGTTTCAGATGCAATAACTTCATAACCTGTAGTTGCACCTAAGCTTACTGTCATTCCTAAACTGTTTGCTGGTAAATGTATTGTACCGTCAGCAAGGACAGTAGGATCATTTAATGTAACAGTTGTGTTAAAGTTAGCTTCTTGTGGAACAACCTGCGGTGTTACTGTTCCTTGTGTAAGTGATAAATTAAAACCATTTACGAAGTGAGTTTTTTGTACCGAATATGCGTTGGATAAAGTGACTGTTAAACTTTGACCCTGCAAAATAACTTTTGCATCAGGACTAAAACCCTCAGAACTAAAGGGCGCTTCAGCAAACGCGACTGAAGACAACATCGACATTATTTATCCTCTTTAAGTTTTTTTACTTCTGCTCTTAATTCTTTTATGGCTTCTATTAATAAAGGTACTATTTTATCGTAGTATACAGTTTTGTAATCTACGTCTAAATTTTCTATTTTTACGATAGGTGCTTCTGTTACAACTTCCGGTAATACTTTTTCTATTTCTTGTGCGGATACTCCAACCTCCCTACCACTTTTAAATGATTTACCATTATCTAAACTTTTTGCTAAGTCGTTCCATTCATAATAATAACCATTTAGTTGATCTACTTTGTCTAAAGCTTGTTGTATAGTGCCTTTAAATTCTTTTAATCGCTCGTCGGACGAATACGCTGTGATGTTTGAGCTCGCGCTAAAGGATCCCGAATATGAGCCAGACATTGTAAGTGTACCAGTAGAAGTAATTGTACCACCAGATAATCCATTGCCTGTTGCAACAGATGTAACACCACTTGATGTTACGTAACCTGCACCGTTTGTAAGTTGGTTGTTGTTACTAGGGATAGTTGGTGTGCCTGTTAAACTACTATAAGGTAAAGACCCCGCTAAAGTTGTTGCTGTTAATGTTCCTGTTACTGTAAATCCAGTATTAGTAGTTTCTGCGCGTTTGGTGCCATCATAAGAAATTTCAACTGGTCCACCATCTGTGCAGTTTATATAAGTTTTATTATTTGCTTCATTATTAAATATTAAATTTGTAGCTCTTATATCTAATCTGTTTGAACCAGTTTCTGAAAATATAGTAGTTCCACTTGATGATTCGTGGTAAATTTGAAAATCTGACCCTGCACCAAATATGACTTTTCCGTTATCAGGAACTTTAATGTCACTATTAACTACCAAGGCACCTTGAGCAGACATATCAAGTGTAAGTGCTGTAATACCTGTGCCACCATCATTACCATTAAATTTTATATCTTTGTCTTGAGTTGCATTAGAAATAACAAAATCAGTAGAACTATTTGCAAAAGATGCAATTTGTGTTCCATCATCTTTAAATCTAATTACTCCATCACCAGAGTCTAAAGTTAATTCATTAGCTACATCGATTGCAAAGCTTCCACCATGAGAAATGTCACCCGTCATAGTGCCACCAGCTTTTGGTAAAGCTGCATTTGCTGTTGTAACAGTGGCTGACAAGACTCCATCTCTGGTTGCAATATCTACACCATCAACCGTGCCACCAACAATAATATTACCAGCAACATTCATGTTATTAGAAGAATCTTCTAATATAGCTTTAGATGCAGGGAGCGTACAAAACACTTCTTTTGTGCCTGCACTAAAAGTTACTTTGTTTGTATTATTATCTGAATTTGATAATACCGTATCTCTAGAAAGAGTGTTTGGTGTACCACTTGAAACTGTTCCTATTCCTACTTCAAATTCTGAACCACCTTCTGCTGCAATACAATAATAAGTTTGATTGCCGTTTCCTATTCTTTCAAGAAAAGTTTCAAAACCTGTTTTTGCTCCGCCTAAATCGACAGTGCCTTGTCCTGTAGTTGTGGTCGTCTCTTTGACTCTATCATTAATAGCAACCATATTGTGGCTCCTATCCTAAACGAATTATCTCTGATCCACCACCAGCTGCTGGAAATTGAATTGTAAATGTTCCATTGGAAGCTGTAAAGTCACCACCAAACGCTAACACAACAACAGCATCATCAGTTGGAGCACCACCATCTTGTCTGTAAATCAAAGCACCGTTTGCAGTAAATGATGCACTTGTCCAAGACACATCTGCAAAATCAGCAAACGCTGTTGTACCAGACAATGTAACAGTTGGAGAAGTTAAGACTTTACCTCCCGCTGAATATGCTGATCCTGATGAATTTGTTACTTCGTTTGAAGATGAGTATGCAGTAGTCGCAGCTCCTAAACTTGCTGAAGAAGTATATAGCGCAATGTAATAAGCGACACTTCCTGTGCCATCAAAGTCGTGGTTTCCTTTTAGTAGCTCTCTTTTAAACACACTACAAACTGCTTGTGATATTGCCATAATATTCTCCTATTAAGGGTTATTAGATGGTACAGGAATACGAATACTTCCGTCCCTATATTCATCTCTTCTTTTCTTACCTAGTTGTTCTTGAGCAAGTGATGATATAGCTTCTTGATAAGAAGCTTCATATACTTGTTGATCTTGTGGCGCTTTCAAGAACTTAAAAGCTTCACATAAGCAGGCATAAAGTAAAACATTAGGAGCATTGACGCTAATCCATGTTTCAGTATTACCAGTCGATAAGCCTGTTGGTTTTTTAGTAATACCTATCTCAAATTTATACACTGCATTGGGCGTAGGCGCAACGACTATTGTACCCATATCCCAGTTTGCATAGTATCTAGGTTTTGCTGTAGAGGCTGTTTCTGGGGTATCATAGTATTCACTCATAAAATCTTGATCAACCCTTACAAGGTCAGATCGTTGTTTTGTGCCAGAATCCGTATAAATTGTTACGTATCGAATAGTTGCTATATCTGAAATGGTTGGTTTAGTTGGGTCTGTAGAGCTATATCCAGGCAATGTTACAAATCTATTACCCGATGCTGTATTACCGTTTACATATACATTATCATTATTTAATTCAACTGCTCTAAATATTCTATGTTCTGCGTGTTCTATAAGATCATTAACTATTACAGTGGTCAAAACTTGATCATCAGTTTCTGTGTAATTCCTAATCTGTGTTACTAATTCTGCGTATGTTGTCATGCTAATATTGTAACAGGTCCAACTGATGCCCTGTCCCTTCCAAATTTTAATATACCACCACTTTCATAGTATTTAAAGCCTTTACCTCCAGCGGCTACAAATTGATCAATATAATCAGTTCTATCATCAATCAATATTTTATTTGCCCCACCATAAGGTCCTTTATTAAAGTTTGTAGTATAATTTGTTGCTGCAGGGGCTCTGCCAATACCTGATCCAATAGTTCCAAAGTTTGATGTAACCCATGCATTCTTTTGGTTTGTTATAGAACTAGATGTAGTTGACGACAAAACTTCCCATGTACCATTTTTAGCTATAACTAAATCTATTAATGCATCTGCTTCGGCTCTCTTAGCTAGGTTTTGAAAGTAAGTTGATGGCGCCGCTGCAATGGCTGCTTGTTCAATAGCTGGTGACATGTTGTACCAATCACCCCCAGAGTCTAACAAACCAGCACCTGTTGCGTAAGTTGCTACTGCTTGATAATACTCAGTTAAAGTTCCATCTAAATCTACATAGACTGTTGTTGTTCCAGGGGTGCAATTATCTGTTAAAAATTTATCTAGAGTATCATTAGGACTAAAAGAAAAACTATCATTATCTATTTTTGTTACTATGTGTCCTTGTGAAACATTTATATTACCCGCTGTGAGTCGTGATACTTGTGGATACTCAGGAAACTTTGCTTCTGCACTTCTAAATCTTACAATGTCTCCGTTAACAAAACCATGGCCAGGATCATTTACATTTACAATTATAGAATCTCTAATTCCTGAACTAAAGGCATTGTTATTTAGTAAGTGTGGAACTGGTGGTTCTACTCTGTCTGGTCTTGCGTTTTGTAAACCTTGCGCATCCCCTTTTTGTACTTTCGGCTCTAGTTGTGGATGTTTCGGTTCAAATTCAGACTCGTGTACAAAAGAACCATTCCATTCTCTACGCATTTCTGTGTATGGAAACTCCATACCGCTTCTATCAGAAATGGCTTTTGATTTTTTACCTGTAGCAAAATTAGACATTTGGGTAATATGCCTGTGGAGTTATAAATGTGCTAGAAGATGATCCATCTTCTGCTAACGCTCTTTGCAATTCATCTTCATATAATAGTTTCATTTGCTGCACTAATTCTGGTTTATTTTTTTGTGCTAAATAGTAAGACAAACCGGCTAACATGCATGGCACAAATCGATATGGTACGTCTGCTGTGTTACTATAAGTACCAGCATCTTGTATTCTTTTTACAAAATAAATTGCAAGATCTTTGGCTGCATTAGTTGTATCTGGTGTTGGATATACCGTTAATAATGTGTGATCTATAAACCTTTGCACGTAATATTGCGAAGGAGATCCTTTTGATAATTTATTAGATAATCCAGAGTATGTTGATCTATTTATTTTTGTAAGAGCTGAATCACTTTGGTTTGTTGTAGCTCTATTGTCTCTCAAAGCTGCTTCTAAAACATCGTCAACACCATATATACCGTTTGTAGGTGCTGTAGTTGCACTTGTGCCATCATCAGAACTTCTAAAAAATTTGTACTCTGCTTGTCCCTCAACTAAATCAATATTAGTTTTATCTATTTCCCAATAGTGTAAGCCTCTATTAGCCCATTCTTGAAACATTATATTTAAAGAACGTCTTGCTGATTTTAATTGGTAACCACTAACAGATCTAAGACCTACGCGGTCGTAAGCCTCTTGTATAATGTCATCTATAGCAAAGCCACTTTCAAAAGTAGTTGTACCTGATGTTGCCATCTAACCCCCTAGTTAAATGTTACAGTAACACTTGGCGTAGCTGTTAAATCTA